AGTTCAATTTCTAATTCCATTAGTGCATTCATATCACCAGCAAATTCAAACTCAAACATTGGAAATATCATACAATGTCTTCCATCAATAGGATTCTTTTCATTTCTGTATGATGTACTAAGACAAAAGAAACCAGGAGCATCAGGTTGAGTTAGAAGTTCATGTTCTAACCACATTTGACCTGTTTGAGGAAGTGGCCATATCTTACCTGCATAAGTAAAAGTACCAATATTAAATGGGTCTTCACAAGCTGCTAAAATACTGAGTCTGTTTTGAGTGTGAACTTCTAAAAAACCTTTACTCTGAAAAAAAGCACGAAGTTTAGCAGTAACTTTAGAAAAATCTTGTGCATCAATGTGAGGGTAAAAAGAGGAATGAAGTGAATGTTTCATAAATAGTTTTTAAAAATTAAAAAATGTAACGAATGCGATTCCAAGGCAATATTTCATCATGAAGTTTAATAAAGTCTTTAATGTACTGACTCTTTAAATTCAATTTATATCTTAAGTTTTTAGAACCATAAGATGATATTTTAGATTCTTGTCTGTCAGGTTGCCATAATATATCTTCTACTTCAGGAGAATCTTCTAAATTGTATTGATGCATTTTATCATTGTGTGTTAGCATAATACACTCACAAAGTACGTCATTTTTTATTTTATCATCAACAAGATAATCAATTTTTTTAAATAATTCTTCATATAATGTTTTAGCACCAGGTATAACAATAATAGGACTAAAGTTAATATGAACATCATAACCTGCATAGTAAAAATCATTTATAGCTTCAATTCTTTCTGAAATTAATGATGTGTTAGGTTCAAGTATATCTGAAAGGTCTTGTGGCATTAATGAAAATCTAATTCTAATCTTCTTTTCAGGGTTGTAGTTTAGTAAGTCATCATTTACATACTTAGTTGCAAATGTACCCATTGCTTTAGGTTGATTTGGTTTATCTACATGAGTAGTATTTGCATGCTCATTTACAACTTCTAATATCTCATCTACATTAGTAGCTATTGATATTCCTGTGGGTTTATTTCTACGCATATAGCAATAGCCACATTGATATAAGCAACCATGAATAAAAGAAGGAGTAATGAAATCACTACTCCTTCCCGATGGTTTTATATCTAATGATTTTCTAACAGTTCTTGTTATCATATTAATCTTTTATTAGTGCATTACTTTTTAAAGCTATACCAATATTAGTATAGTCTTCATTGAATAATTGTTCTTCTGTTAGTGTTTGTTCAGAATCATCTATATGATTTATAACTTCAAATGTATTTACATCTTCATTATAATATATATGCTTTGAACTTCTAATCATACTCTGTTAAATGAAAGGTTAGGTAATATTTTTATGTCTTTAGGTTGCCATTCCCATATCTCACCAGTATCTTGAATTACAGTAAAGAGTTTAGATGTTTCTGTACCATATTCAGTTACTAACCAAATAAACCCTTTACCTTTAGGAGTAGTTACTTCTACTCTGTTTTGTAATTCAAGTACTACCATGATGTAACTATTGTAAGTTTTATTAAGTCTAATCCTTTTAACTTTGGTGCATCATTGAGTGGCAAATGAGCTACTATTCTTTTACAACCTTTACAAGTATCATGTAATACTTCAGGGTCAGTAACACATCTTGTTTCTATTGGATATTCTGGATAAGTACAAGTATGGTAATCACCTATTTTAATTGGTGAATCATCTATTTGTAATAGATAATTTTCTGTTAGTTTTAAGTTCATAATTATTTCTTTTTGATTTGTTCAAACCATTCATCAAAGTCTTGACAATGGCTACTTGTGCCATCCGTACAGGAATTGATAGCATCAATTATCTGCTCCTTTTCAAGTTCGAGAGCTTGTTGATATTGTTCGTATAGTTCATTGTAAGTATTCTTATCAGTAAACTTAATTTGCTCATAGAGCCATTCTACTGCTGTCATGAGTTATCTTTTTTATAGGTTTCGGAATAGTATTGTTCTGCATCTATTCTTGCTAATTCACAAGTTGGATAACAATGATTTGCAGCAGCATCTATTATCTGCTGCTTTTCCATTTCGATGGCTGAATTTAATATTTCTTGCACTAAACTATTATCAGGATATTCAATATATCCTAAATTGCAAAGATTATTAAAAAATTGTTCTACTGCTGTCATTTTAGTCATTTTCGTAGTCTGCTATTTTGCTTAAACAATATTCTTTGTGCTCAATATACCCTTCTCTTTTTTGTTTAAGATATTGGATAGTTTCAAATGACATATTTAGTTCTGACTTTAACAATGTAAAATCAATAAACTCTATAAGTCCTTTTGCTCTTTCTAATTGTCTGTAATAATGTTCTCTCATTGCTTTCATTTTAAATTGTTTGAAGTGATTCAATTTCTGTTTCTACTGTGACATCTGTATGTACTTGTTCAAATCTCCATTCTGCAAAACTTAATTCTCTCCTTTGTTTTATTACTGGTATGTAAAAAACAGGATTATAAAGTTCTTGCAGAAGATAAGATGTAACAAGTCCATCATTGTCAAATGTTTCTCTTAAAGTATATAATTCTCCTTTAACAGGAAAACTTAAAGGGAGTCCATTTGACTCCCTAATAAGTTCATCTCTTACTTTAGAAAAATCATCATTAATGCATTTTAATTTTGTCATAAACTTTCTTGACTTTTAAATAAAGGTCATACAATGTACCATTATTCAGTATTATGTAATCATGTGGTTCATTATCTAATGCAATTTCAGATACATGATTCATTGTAGGAAGATTATCTCTTCTAACTCTTATTGTAACTCCATTTTTACTTTCAATCCATCTTTTTTCATTTAAGAATCTAAGGTCTGGAATTACAAAAGTACAATTACCTTTATACAATTTGATAAAATTAGCAGTAGCATTTACCCATACATTAGGATGTATAATGTTTCTACCACACTCAGTACCAATTTGTTGTAAAAATAATCTTGGAGATGGTTTTACAAGTAACTCATTAGGTTGTAGATTATTAGGATGGTAAGATATAATAGTGTCACCACTTTTATAATACCACCACTCTTCGCCTAATGGAGTTTCTTTAAACTGCCTATCCTCTAATTGAGTTCTTGTACAACCAATAAGACTACATACAATATCTTTTACTTTGTCTGCAAATCTAACAACTTCTACATTATGTACCAAACTTGACTTAGTCATTCTGATTAAAAATAACATTTCATCATCACCTAATGGTTTTCTACAAGGTTTATATCTATCCATCATTAAAAATTTAGAATGGTCACGATATGAAAACCATGCAGATTTATAAACTCTAAATCTATCTGTTGGAGTATCATCTTTAGCAACTACATATTTTAATTCACAACCAGGAGTCCACTTTATACCAAAATGATTATTAGTCTTTTTAGATAGAGTAGATTGTCCTGATGCAGATTCAAGTAATCCCTGTGCTAATTTAACTGATGCAGGAATACCATATTTTTTATGTTCAGCTATTGCAGTTTTATAAAATCTCATTACATATTCTTCTTCTACTTTAGAATTGAATTTAGGGTGTTTAAATGTAATGTTGTTAAACTTGTGATTGTGTATTTGTGGATTTGGGTCATTGGCATCAGTCATCATAATTTTAAGTGTGTCTGCCCCAAATTTAAATTCTGGTGTAGCTAATTCTGGTTCTGAACAACTACACAATCCTAATATTGAGATTATCAGTACTAACATTCTGTTTTTCATATTCTTCTGATTTTGTTAATTAATTAAATTAGTTGGTCTTTGTGGTAAACATTTAAGTCATGGTCAATTTCAACATCCCAAATATTATTATCTGTATCTTCTTGGATAAAAATACTAATCTTTGATTTGTCTAATTGACCTACATTAATGTCTATTGGTAATAATGACTTATCTGTTACAGCTAAACATTCTCCACCAATCATATTATCTACAATGTCTATGTCTGGTCCAAACAAAATATATTCATCTTTACCTTTAATTCTTACAAGTTTCATCATACTTTTAGTTTTTAAAATAAGGGTTGTATTGCTACAACCCTGTGTGATTAAAATATTTGTTCTTCATCAATTGTTGGTGGAATTTCTAATTCTGCTTCAGGATTAAGTTCAGATAATTGGATGTTGGAAGTAAATTGTTTTCTAAGTTTTTCTATGAATTTTACTTTATAATTAGCATCTTTAATAACTATTGCTTTTGTTTCATCATCTAATAAATCAATTAGCTTTTCATCTTTATACATCTTAGAATACTTGCCCTGCCAAAATGATTCTAAATCAATTTCATCAGGTAGTTTAATAACAAGCATGTGTAATCTACCTGTCACTAAATCATCAAATGCATAATCATCTTCATAATATTCTTGTTGTCTAATCCAATCAAGACTTGTAACCCAATGATTTATACATTTTTTAGTATCAATAAGTATAAAAATATGTTGACTATATTCTTTATTGATGAACATATCTCCTACACCATAAGCCAATTTGTAAATACTGTTTAATTTTTTTATGAAGTCTTCTCCATATAATCTTAAACAAGGTTTTACAAATCTTGAAGTTTTATTCATTTGTACTGTACCAATTTGAACTTTAATCCTATCCATCTTAATGTTTTTTAAAATCTGAACCAAGATAAAATACACCAGCTGCATCATAAATTTCTTTATCTACATCCCATCCATTTTCTTCATACCATTTATACTCATCTAATAGTTGAGAAAAACCTTTAACTATGGTACCAGTTTCAAGTTCTTCTTCACCAATATTAAATAAAGATACAGCTTCATAACCAAATTTACCAACATTTAAAAACTCAGGAGTTGTTACAAACTCCAATGGTGGACATATTTTAGTAGTAGAAGCAACTATAAATGAGAAAGGATTGAGTTCATAATCAGGGAAATTCCTATCTCTCCAATCAGATATAGCTTCAAAATAGAATGCTGCTTGAATATCATATCTTCTCTTCTTACATTGATAGTCAAAAAATTTAGTGTAATCACCTAATGTCTTGATGTCATAGGGAGTAATTTCTTTTGAATTATGGTCAACTACAACCATATCTAAAAGAGCTTTACATTGTAATTCTTCTTCCTCAAAATAAATAGGTAACTGATAATAAACATCTACATTATTCTCTTCTTCAAATAGAATTTTAGTATGAGCATGTTCAAATAATTGAGTTACAATAGATTGTATTTTAGTAAACTGTTCTATACTAAGTACATGTTTACCTTCACTCTGTACTAACTCTAACCAATATTGTTCACCCTCTTCACTTACTTTCTTAACTTTAGTTTCAGGTTTCCAATTTGGTTGATAAGCATGAGCATCTATTGCACTTAATAAATCTTGTTCAAACCAATTATCATTACTGCGAGATTGGAATATTTGTTGTACAATAGACATTACAGTAGCACTTGGTTTAGAATTATTACTAAGATAATACTCCTGGTCAAAATATTCTTGACCCATAGTAATAAAATCATCTACTCCTTTACCTATTACAAAATGCTCTTTTTCTTCAAAAAACATCTCAGGTTCCTTTACTTCTTTAAATGTATCTACACTTACAAGTAGAAGTTTTAACTTAGATTGATTAATGGCAGGAGAGTTTCTGTACTCTTCTATCTCCTCTTTACTTGGTCTTATTATCATTGTATGCTAAATTGATAAGGTGAAAAAAATCTTCAAACGTCATGGTTACTAAAGAAGAAAATTCATCTCTTTTCTTACCTTTAGCTCCCTCCTTATGATGAATCAATACTTTTGGTTTAGATTCATCAGGTAAATTATCCTTAATGTTTTTG